GCAAAACTTTTATCTCTCGTTCAAGAAAAGTTGCGCGATACTCCTGTTCTGTTTAAAGATAAAATTAACTTTAAATATCCCGGCGGGGAAGGCTTTTTGCCACACCAAGATATAGCTGCTAGTTGGGGTAATTATTGTAATCGACATGTCTCAGTTGCTATTCCGCTTTGTGACACTAACGAGGAAAATGGTTGTATATTTTTTGGTAAAAAGACAAGCCACATGTTGACAGAAAACTTTCAAGATCTTAATGAAAACATATACTTAGAGGCGTGCCCAACGAATGCTGGAGATGTCATATTGTTTGATAGTTATGTTCCACATGCATCCTATGGAAACAATTCAAACTTATCTAGAACTATAGTATTTTTTACATATACGCCCTCAGAGTGCGGCAATTTTTATGAAGAATATCACTCCGATAAATTTAAAAATGTGCCCCCCGATATCTATAAGATTGAGGGTCAAAAGTATAGATCTGGAAATTCCAACTCTCTAGAGACAGAGTATTAAATAAAAATAGCAGCATTACTTAAAAAATAAAAATAAGCATGTTAAAATCAAGTCTCGCAACAAAAAAGGAGAAATCAAATGAAATTGAAAGAAATGCGAATGTCCGACCAAGCAGTCGGAGCAGTTATGATGGCACTCCAAAAAAGCCTTATGGAGCAATCTGATATTGTTCCAGTATTAAGTGGTTTTAAAATTCAAGACACACCCCAAGGGCTGGTTGTTGTTAACCCACCCATTGTTAAATTTAATGATGAATTTGAAGAGAGCCTAAAACAATCAACAGACACAGAAACAACAGACGGTCAAGCATAATTATGCCAATTTATGTTTATGCATGTGATGACTGTGAAGAAGAATGGAAAGAAAATCATGGCATGACCGAAACAGTTGAAGAATGTAAATTGTGCGAATCACAAAATGTCTATAGGAAACCGAGCATGTTCTCTAATTTATCAAAACAAACCGAGGTAAAGAGAGAAAAAGTTGGGTCGCACGTTGAGGAATTTATAAAAAATTCCAAGAAAGAGCTTGATCGGCAAAAAGAGGATCTAAACAACAAAAGATGATTGAAATACTTCTAACCATATCAGTTATATTAAATGTGCTTTTTGTTTGGTATATAGTGCAGCTGCTTCGGCGCTTTCTTAATATATCAGATGAAATTGAGGGCCTGTTTGTGAGCTTGGAGGAGTATGAAGAGCACGTTGATATTGTGTACAACTTAGAGAGATTTTTTGGAGATACTACTTTAGAAAATTTGCTAAGACACGCAAAAGCCCTTTCTGAAACGGCTAAAAATTTTAGAGCCACCTACGATGTTAATTACAGCGAGCAAGAAGAGTACGATGAGGAAGATATTTAAAACATGGCCCGTAAAAGAAAAAACATGTACTTCACAAAAGTACACGAAGATGCAATTGTACAATATTGCAACACTAATGATCCTAAAATAAGAAATGAATTATATGCATCCTTAATAGGGCCTGCGTTCGATGAGATGGTTGATAAGATTGTCTACACTTATAAATTTACCACACTACCAAATGTGGATTATTTAAAAGAAGATTGTAAAAACTGGCTTATCACAATATTAGATAAGTATGACCCAAACAAAGGTTCAAAAGCTTTTTCTTACTTTAGTGTGATCACAAAAAATTGGTTCATCCACAAAGTTAAGAAAACAAGCCAGAGATATAGGCGAGAAGTGCTTATTGAGGACTATTGTATTAACGATGGGGATGATATCAACAACAGCCACCCATTGGTCATTTATAATACGTCAATGCAGGAGGCGATCAAAAAAGAATTTTGGTATCGCTTTAGGGATAACGTTGTCTTGTGGGAAGGTGCAGCTGTCAGAGCAAACGATAAAAAAGTTATTCAAGCGGTCAAGATTCTTTTCGAAGAGTCTGAAAATATAGAAATTTTTAATAAGAAAGCTATTTACCTATACATACGGGAAATCACCGGCTTAAATACTAAACAAGTCGTAAGTTCCTTGAACAAGCTAAGAGTTAAGTATAGGGATTTTAAAAAGAAATGGGACGAAGAGTAGAAGATATTAATGACTATATTGAAGAATCAATAAACAATATTCGAAACGATCGAGCTGTAACCAATACGTTACTAACTGACCTTCTTTTGGAAATGAAGAAGGCGTCGGATTTAGAAAATCACAAGCAATTAGGTCTTATCGCATCTAAATATGTTGAAACCCTCCAGCGTTCGAACGAGCAACTTGTCAAAATCACTGCTATTTTAAATAAAAGACAAGACGGCTCAATCGAACTAAACGATGAAGACAAAGAGCAGCTTTTTGATTTGATTCAGGGTGGAGACAAGTAGTATGGGAAAACCGCTCGTACTAGACTTGCCCCCAGGATATCTTAATGACTTTAATGTTGATGATATTGATCAGGAGAGTATCGATTCAGATTCGGAAACTCCACAGTCGATCATCAATCGAATTAAAGACAAGGTATTTTCACCAAACAAGTTTAAGACTTCTGGAACTTTGATTGGGGTACTCTTAAAGGTTAATAATAAATACACTGACCTTGATTGTACAGCACAAGATGGCGCGATTGCCTTGGCAGAACCCCGGGGCGGTTCTAAGAGATATGGACTTAACACATACAAAGTTTACATACCAGAGCTTCATTTTATGCTCAAAAAACCGAGCAAGATTACGGGCAATCTCACCGCGGCCGATAAGCTGGCAATTGACGCCTTTCCAGATATACAAGCAATAGACACCCTAGTACAACGCCAAGGGGCCCAGCCAGGAGACCTTGTAAAGGTCGAATTGGCAAATAAGGGTGCAATCACTAGAATGTACTTTGCAGGCCCCCTGGACCCCAAAGATACTGGATATATAGCACAAGAACTTAAAGACTGTATTGATGCTTGTAGGAAAACTTACACTGGCCAGGGGGCTAGCGGAGATTGTAAAGGTAAAAACAAAAAGGTTCATGCCCTTGATTCTGCATTGCCTTTAAATACAGATGCAGGCCACGCAGAAAAAAAACTTATTGATGACGGCGCTTCAAGCTGGCTAGGGCCTCTAGTCGACCCCGCAAAAAATAGCAATTTTGAGGGAATAGTTTGGATTGGCAAGTTAGAGGGTAACGGACCAAAAGATAATGAGAAGATGATTGATGGCGAAGGCCGAAATACATTAATATATATGCCCGTGGGGGTTCGGCCAACAAATCATCTAGAAGTTATTTATTTTTTTCATGATGTTGGAAAATTTGCAAATGATGCAAGTGAGTGGAATGAGATCGGAAAAACAATAACACAAATGACAAAGCCCAACCCTCAACTTGACAATGCCCGCAGAAATTTAGTTTTTGTAATGGCAGAAATGCCATGGTCCAAAGAAAATAATGGAACAGTCAAGCCTAGAGCAGATAGTAAGCTCGACAGCCTAACTGGATATGGAGACAGGCAACAGATGGTGTGGGGATGGGACGGCAAAAATGTGTTTGACCGGCACCCATTGTTTGCTGAAATAAACAGCGCCACCGACAGAAGGGTGTATGGAAATATTTCTAAATTTATTGGTAATATAGAAAAAGTATTAAGTGAGAAGCTCAGTGTTGATAAAAAGATGCTTAAGCACATAACACTTGTTGGTGACCGCCGCGGCTCCATTGCGATTTCCAACTTAGCTAGAATGAAGCTTTTAAAAAAGTTTGGTAAAAATCTAAAAAGTATCAAGCTATGGAATGGAGATTATAGCTCAACTGATACCAACAAGCATCATGATAATGATATTAAGGATATTATAATTGCGGTAGACCCCAACAAGGTAGAAGTTGAATTTCATTTATCAAAAGACGCACCAGCGATTACTAAAAAAGCTGTAGCTGCTTACATAGGGCAGACGTCTGCGATGACATCCAAGTGGAATGGAGTCCCACCAGCGAAAGAAAACAATCCATTAATATACGCAAGGAACGAGTTGCAAATATTTTATGCCAATGCTTTAAAATATAAAAAATCAGGCGAAACAGCCGGCCCCGATATCAAGCCCGAAGATGAGGATATGTTTACTCAAACCTTAGAGGAGAAAACAAAAAATGGAGAAAGCTTTGTCAATGGTAATAGCTCAAAAACATTAAGACTCTCCGGCCGCTGGGTTAATTTTATTTTTAGAGGTGTTGAATCTTCTGTAAATTTTGATTGGGTTTCGTGGCTTGAGGAGCCGAACACCCCAACTGCCGCGGCAGCAACTCAAGTGGGGAAAACTCCTGGAAAAGTTATAAAAGTTGCAGATAAGAGTGGAGACATCGTTAAATCTGATGAGTCTCGATTTGAGGATTTCAAAGGGCGCACAATGCTCTATAATTCAGCAGAAACAAAAGCACTCAAAGGTAAAACAGCAATTGTTGCACCGCAAGGGGTAGATTTGTCAAAGCCTTATGAGTTGATATATTTTCTTCATGGTGCGAGCGGGAACGGCCCTTTGCCTACTTTGTGGGTTGGGCATGGCTTTAGGAAGGCCATTCAAAATCAACTTCACGAAATGGTCGACAAGCAGGGAAGGAATATTATATATGTAACAACCCAGCTAAACGTTGCTGATAAAACAAATATTGAAGACGCTACTTTTGGTAATAGTGAAAGCTCATTTGTTAATTTTCACAATGAAGTGCTTGGAATAATAAAAGAAAAGGATTCCAAAAAAGGCCTCGGCGCAACTGCAGATCCTCAATTTGTAAACATCAAGGCCTTTAAGCAAGGATATACTTCTTTAGCTGGTCTTATGAAAAAAATGAATAGCCCAACAGTTGGAAGCACAAAGCTTAAAAGAATAGATATGTTGAACGCATCTTATGCGAGTGGTGTCAACTCAATCCTTGGCACGGTTTACGGTGCTAATAAGGGCAGTTGGAAAGCTGGGGAAGATTTTGAATTTCATATTTATACTAGCAGAAGTACGGATAAGGAAACTGTTACAGATTCGGGTGTTTCGAAGCTTGATAAAAAAGAAGGCTGCGGGCCTCCTAAATTCGATGGGGGCGAAAAGTTTAATGGATGCAAAGAGACTACGCTCCTTAACGGCGCAAAGACTAAGTTTGAGGGAATATATTTAAATTTAAACACAGGAGGCAGCGCTACCAAGCCTCTCGATAGTTACTTCAAAACGAAGTCACTTTTAGCAAAAGCTTCTCCCGGCATAAAAGAAGGCGAGTTCCCACTTAAGGTAAAGAAGGTTACAGTCAGTCCAGCAAAAGTTCCCGTTGCGTATGATGAGGAAGGAAATGCATACAACCATAAAGGTGAAAAACTACCAGACAAAGACGGGCTAAAAGATCCTAACGTAAAGTGTGAGAAAGGAAAAAAGAAAAACCAAAGAGCTAAAACTAACAAACCAAGACAGCTTAAGGCATGCGAGAAACAATGTAAAGATAGTGCAAAGGGTAAAAAAACAACAAATGCAAAACTTGTACCCCCTGGTACCGTCGAATGTGGAAAAAACCCACTTGGGCTTCTTGATATAAAAGCACACGTCAAGAAGAAAAACTATACAGCGCAAAGTTCTTGGAATAAAGGCTATCAATGGGGCAACAATCAGGTTGCTACGTGGATCGATAAAGTTTTAGAAAATCCAATTTGGGGTAGAGCAGAGAAGCCTAGTAAATATGGCTACGCATATGCCACTATGAAAGATGGTAGAAGTGGCATACAATGGATCATACATGATGTTTCTCCAGAATGGGCAAATGCTATTGACATGGTTAGGGGTCATGTTTCCCATAGAGAGGGAGCTGATTTTGATTTAAATTTACCGACATGGTATAAATATTCCACACAAGCCTCCAATGCAAAGAACAACTACCGGGTTCTCAGCGGCCGAGGAACAACAACAAAAGGAGGTCATCTTCAGCATTTTGAAAGTCCCGAGAAAGCCGCAAAGTATAATGGTCTTGTTGTTGACTATGACAAGACAATTGTTATGGGCTTGCTAACTCTTGCAATGGGGGGCAAGTTTAAAAACAGCAAAATTCTTTTTGGGGAGCCGAACGGAGCTGGGGGGGGTAAGCCCGGGTCTTCTTTTAGGAAGTGGCTTAAGGTCCGCATAAAACAAATCCAAACTCAAGATTATGACAATCCTAAAATATGGATGAAAGAGCCCGACCCAGCATTTAGACAAATTTTTAAACAATTGGAAGATGAGGGCCTAAAAGGCGCCATAGGAAGAGCTATATACAATATGTTCCCAATGGCAAAAAATCACCAAAACCATTATCACGTAAGGGTCGCAAAGAAAAACCAAACAGCGCGCGCCGGCTTCAAAAGAGCACTGGCAAATCTTAAGAAAAAGAATTGCGATTATACTGGTCCGCATTCAAAATCGCCGCGAATTTGGCAGGCATGGGTCAAGGCGGATGGAAGTGGTTATGATTTATCAAAAACTAAACCGAAAAAAGGGTGGAAACCTGGCGAGTCTAAAACCTAAAGACTATAGATACGCAATTTATGAGAACTTATTAGGAGAATGGAAATATGGACTTAAACTTACCACTTAGAAATAAAGATTTACTTTTAGACAAAACAGGCTTAAATTTAGACAGGGATGATGGTATATTTTATAGTGGCATAGATGGGGATCCAAATCCTCATTTAGTTTCACAAATAAAAAGATACCCGAAAGGAGAGGATCATGTAGAGGGATCATACGGCTCAGGCATTCGAATTGGGCCTGATAGAATGAATGAAAAAACAGATCCGACTACCCGCAAGCCTTTTCAATACGGCGCCGGCTATGGTGGTGTGGGCGCATTTGGTGCCTCTGCAGTGGACATATATGCTGGTTTAAATTCTCATGGAACTGCAGCAGGGGATATACCTGAAGAGCCAGTTAACCCGAACGCAAAACGAGATGCTGCAAGGTTTTATGTTTCTGCTAAATGCGACGTAGATGATATGTTTGCAGTTCCTGATGGCAACATAGGAAACGTTTTGGGTAAGTCGGCCGGAGTCGTAAAAGCTGACCATGTGCGAATTATTGGTCGAGAAAGCATTAAGATATGCAGCGGAATAGATATTAAAAATTCTTTTGGAAAACCAATTAGCTCTCCGGGCCGCATTAATTTAATTGCAGGTACCGCATCTGAGCTGCATGAAAAAAAGCTACAACCAATCCCAAAGGGAGAAAATTTACTAGAAGCATTAAATGATATTGTTGACACCATCAATGAACTTAGCAGCATTGTTGATAATTTTTTAATGTTTCAACATAATTTCAACGCTGCACTTATGGAGCACAAACACCCGTCACCTACGTCAATGGCTATTGGAACTTTGGCAAGCGGAAATCCAACAGCTCTAGCCGGCGGCGAAACATTACCTTCTTTTGATTGTTTGACGGCTGGATTTACAGCGATTACAAAGGCCCTTAAATGTAAGAAGAGCTTGATGTTACATTCTATGAGAGGCGCCGGCGTCAAAGTGCAAAGATTAGAACAATTTAGCAATGATTATATTAATAGCGGACAAGTATTTACAACCTAATTAAGGTAACGAAAAAGAGATTAAAATGGCTAGCAAGACAACACAAGACACACAGATAGAAAAATTATATGATCGCCTCCTCAAAGAACCAGAGAAAGGCGCAGTTGAAAAAACTTTTTCTATTCAAAATGGAAAAAAAGTTCATAGCGGCTATTCGCCTACGTTAGAAGAATTTAAGTCTATCATACAAAGTAAAATGAACGATCCAGATATGTTTGATCCGGATGAAAATTACAGTTGGGCTTACAAATTAAGTGTAATCAAGAAGGGCTATGGTATTGGGCCTTCCGTCAGTCATGGCGATGAAATAAACAGAAATTATGAGCAAAAAAATATAGGAAATACCCAGGCTTGGTGGCAGAGAAAGAAAACTCACCTTTCTTCAGACCCTCGTAAACAATACTACATAGTACCTCTTGTATTCGAGAATATGCTCAAAAACCCCAATTTGGCTGATTATGTTGACGCTTCTGGCAAGATAGAGGTTGGACACCCAGCCCCCAAGGGAAAAGGCGGCGGAAGAGGCCTGTTAGGCGATCCAGAGTTTGTAAATAAATGTAAACTATGGGCCTTGGGCAAATTGGAAAAAGATTTAGATAAAGAAATACGAAAAGACAAGATTGTAGATTTAGCTCACAACTTTGGTTTTATGCCGCAAAATAAAATAGTTGATCGAGGTCGAGATGTTACAACTGGCGCCCAAAAAGAAGTCCCTACAGCACAGGCTTGGCACATTATCCCTCGAAGGCCAGAATACCAGACTTTGTGGGTTAAAATTATGTTTGACAGAGGTTGGGTTGATTCACTTCCTCAAAAAAGCAACAAAGTAGACATGTCCAAGGTCAGTAGAGAAGTTTTAGTTTTAGTTAAAGATTTCGATCAGTATCTGAAAAATTTACAAAAAATACTTTTTCACTTTGATGCCCAAATGAATATTGCATTTGCAGAAGAGGGCTTCGAAACTAGCTTTAATGCGAAATGTTCAGCAAATTCTGTAAAAGAAATTTATGGGGTTATCAATGGCCTTTTCCGCGCAAACTCCCTCCCAAGCCTAAAAGACATAAAAGAGAATACTCCCCTTGGTGCAATTCAGTTTGGGTTCACTGAAGAATATGTTTTACAATATGTATCTTTTAGTGAGGTGGCGGATTGCTTGTGTGAGGAAGGTGCCGATATTACACCCTACATTTTAAAAGAAGGCTTAAACTCAATTAGAGGTTCTGGGCCTTTTTCGGTACCAAGAATTAATAACTTCTTACATATGTTGCCTGAGATCAATAGGAGATATGGAAAATACTTAAAATCGGGCGGAAACTATAGCACAGATCTGTTTTCAATGCATCAATCTTGGCTTGATTTTATCAATACGTATGTATATCCTACGCCTGAAACAAATTACAATGGAGAGGCAAAACCAACATTAGAGTCTTTAGTTGACCCACTTCAGTTAAAAAATCCCATTTTTAAAGATCTCTTATTTACAGGAAAGTATATAAAAGATCCTACAAATTTAATGTCTCCGGATGTAAAGAACTTAATTGCCGGCACATCGAATGTCACCAATATGTATTCTGGTGATGAAAACTTATTAAAGGCTGTGTTTGGAGAAATTAAGTCCATGTCGGAGCTTTTTGATAAATTGCTGAATCGTATACCTATAGCGGAATTAATCAAGATGGCCTCTGCTCTTATTTTCAAGTGTGCTAAAAACAGCGCCATGAAAAGGCACATGTGCCAAACAATCTTAAAGACAGTGCCCATATCAGAAATACGTCAACAGCTTTATCCTTGTTTAAGGAATGTGCCAAACGGTGATTTGGCCATTGCAAAGCTAGAAGAAAAAATTACGGGCCGCGTTGGAGATGTATATAAAATCGCCAGTGCTAGATATCCTGAAAGATTCCCACCAGACCCTTCAGAGCCATGGACTGAAACTCAGATCATGGTTCAGTTAATACCACTGTATTGTTCCGACCCATACATGCAAAAGAAATTGGGAAGATCTCCTGGAGACTTTAATCAAGAAATGCTAGATTGGGCTGAAGAAGTCGCCGGCGATGCAATATGTGATTGTGTGCTAGCTTCATATGGCCCTATCACAAAAATGCTAGAATATGTGGAAGAACTAACTGATCAAAGCATTGATGGCATGACAACCGCAGCAAAAGATAAATTATACGATAATGATCAAAATGGAACTTTGGCAATTGATAGATTTGTAGATCCAATCAAAAAATATCTTAAATCCACAGACAAACTAGAAAGCTTCAGGAAATCCTTTGCAAAGGGCCTCAAGGACATGGCAATGAGCATAGTCTATGCGACTGCCATGGTTGTCTTAAAATACGTTAAAGAGCAATTTAACGGTGGCCTGACTCAAGACTTATGCAATGGTACGGGGGATCCATTTGGATTTACCAGCCCAAGAGATTGGATATTAAATTCTAGCATATATAAAGATTCTGGAGATAACGAGCTTTGGGATAAATTTGGGGAGTTGAAGACCAAGCACTTCTTCAATCAGGATGTTCAAACTTTGTATGATGGATTTGAAAAGCTTGGAGATGTATTTTCTCCTAGTGAACTAAAAAGGCTTTTTACAACAGAATGCGGAGATGATTCTTTTGAGGGAAGTTATGAGGATGCTGCATTGGCCTTTATGGATGAGGGGACAATCATGGCTCTTCAAGTGAACTTCCCCGGCCTTTCTCTTGCTGCCATTGCCGCGCAAACTGGATATGATCCTAATAAAAAAGACCAAACATATGAAAAAGAAGATCCTACAACTGGAGACATCACAGTGTTGCCTTTCCCTCCGGGCTTTATTTCGCCCGATCAAGCCCAGGCCCTCTTATTAGACCTTGGCTCTCTTATTGATAGCGATGTGTATGACGCCGCAATAGATGAATATAATGCTTTTCAAGAGGCGCTAGTGGGGCTCTGTGACCCAATAAACGTCGATGAATTGGAAAAATCTATATGGCCTGAAGATATTTTAGCGATTGCAGAAGGGGACCAACAGCAGGCACTCGAAGACGCAACCAGCATGTTGCCATTTATTGACCCAAATATGATGAAGAGCCTCTATCCGCCACTTTTCTGCGGACCTTGTGCGCCAGATCAAATTGGTATGAAACCCTTAATGCCAAGCCAAACTCACGAAACACAGCTTTTTATGCAAGAGCGCCTAGCTGATAAAACCTACAAAGCAATTGACGACAGTTTCAATAATACCTTGGCAGCATATAAGCCACTCATAAAAGAAACCTTTAATCCTAACATGATGACTGCTCTTTTAAACAGCATTAAGTCTGCAGCCGGCAACGAATCTACAGCTGCTGATCCTTCACTAGCATATATGAAGGCAGTCACTGGTATGTTAAACAATTCTCAAGAGAGTTATAACGCAGACACAGACGGTGAAAACAATAAATTAGTTGCTAAGAAGTTTCGGGGTTTAATTTCTGATATTATCGCATCAAACACTCAAAACGAGCAGTTGATTTTTTATGACCCAGAAAATGCAGTAGGCTCTTTTGAGTATGTTTTACCAGGAACAAGCTATTCTTTGGACATGGTTTTTAATTTTTCTGGCACTGACATTGTTCACAAAGGTATGAGCATTCCTTCACCACAAATTAAAATCATATCTTATAATGGTGGAGTGAAGGAATATGAATATCCTCCTGCCGGGCAAATTGCAATGGAAGCTGACAAATTCGATTTAGACGATTTTCAGAAGGAACTTTTTGATTATTTTCTTTTTAATCCCGATATACCAAAGGGTACGGTGGTGGCCGCGATGATGGCGGCTACTCAGATCGCTGACAATATCTTTAAAGGCATTTTCCCCTTGGCAGCCAACTTAATGTTGGAAACTGTGTGGGATAACGCCTCTCAGACAGATCTCTTTAAAGCAAAGAATTTTAATGCGCTACCTCTCACAAATGAAGAGGCACAATCTAAATGCTTAGAAACAAACCCTACACCACTGTTAGACCCAGAAAAAACAAAAGCTGACGTGGAAGAGGTTAGAAAAAGTTTAGAATGCATGGTTAGCATGTTCGATACTCCAGATGCGATCCAAATCGCGAACATGTTTGGTCTATATAAGATGCTTATAAAAGTTTGTATTGCAGAGGAATATCTTAAGAATATCTTTATGTTCTCTTTTGCAAAAATTTCTGACATCATTGAAGATGAAGCTTATATGTCGATTATAAAATCTGCGATTAGATCTTCAGTAGAAAGTTCGCTTTCAAGTGGATATGAAAATCTTTTAGATTATTCACAAAAAGTTGTCAGGGCGCGCCTTGCGGATGTTGATGTCGATTCAATGACAAACGAAGATGGTTCCCCCCTAACAAAAGCACAAAAGGCGGAACAGACTAGAGTTAAAACGCGCGAAGAAAGCTTAGACATGATTATTGTTGAAACTGCGCTTGAAGTTGATAAATTGATGGATGAACGAGTCCGTAAATTTGCAAATCCGGCTTGGAAAGATCAATTCACAAAACTGGATGATGTGGACTATTTTAAGAATGACTTTTTCAAATACTCTATCCACCGTGAAATAATGCAGGGGAGCAGATTCCCAACTCGCCAGGAAACAGAAAATGGAGAGCTGGAGGTTAATAAGATGCCCCTATTTCGTCAGATGCCTGATCCGTCTCTAGTGAACTACGAGGACTACTCCGTATATAGTCAATCACCTAAGCCTTTTCCATCCAAGAGGGAGGGTGGCTTATTTTTTGAGCCCTACGTAAGGATGAGGTCTAAACTAACTACAGCTAGCGAGCCGCCAACCAGCCTTGAAGCTGCGGATGTTTATTATCAAGATTTTTGGAAAAGATTTAAGCAAGCCTTTTCTTTATGGGAAACTGCAATATTTAGAAACATTAAAGATGTAAATGCATATGGAGGAGTGGCTAACGATGGTACCCAGTTGGGTGAAGTCCCAGAGAAGGTTGATTGGTTTGGGCTTGATGCGCTGAAGGGTTGGCCACCGCCCGTTGAAGATGGAGATCCCATCGATGCAACTTTCTTTACTGAACTCGGTGGCAATTCTTTGTATAAAGATATAATCCCATCGACGGAAAGTCGACCATATGGGCAGTTTAATTATAGAAAACACTATCCAGTAATCAGAACAATTCACAATTTTATAAGAAAAATCATTGGCAAGATTGAAAAAGAGTACGAAGAGCATGGAAAATTGCTTTTTGTCAATGGTGATGAAGAGCTTTCTACTTTTTGGGATTTCTTTTTAACTTTCTTTTCCCCGGTTGATAAGGATGGGCGCCCCTGGAAACACGAATTTGGGCACGGAGTCGCTGGACCGGACGGCTCTTTTCATAATTTAAGATCAATTTTTCAAAGCACTGTTAGTTCTTATTTTCCTGCGCCGTCCGATTCGATTGTAGGCAAGGGGAAGGAAACATCTGCTTATGGTGATAAATCATTTTATAATGCTTTCTATCATTGGCAACAATATCCGGCCGGCATACCCCTCCCGTCTCAGCTTAATTTTCGCAATAGGGGGGTTGTGGGCCTAGATTCAATAGGATATCACAATTTTTCTGAAACGGCATATCAAACGTTTAAAAATTGGAATTTTTCATTTATTGATATTTTTTCTGCTGCAAAAGAAGTCAATCCAGGTGCAAATAAAGCTCTCATGGACGATGTGTTGTCCGAACCGGACGGCCCGGAGTTCAACACCAAATGGAACGAGACGCTAAAAGAAAACAATGAGAATATTTCACCACTACCATTTCAAAGGGTGTTTTTTGAAAAAATTGCTGAATTTATGATACGTCATGGTTTTGATGAATTTGCCGGCACCTTGGACGGGTTGGGTGGTATGGGAAAAATTAATGAATTTTATGAAAAGAATGGACTTAATTTGATCGGCATGTGTGAGTGGTTGAAAAGAATTGTAGTGGAAGCACCCTTTGATCACTGGTTTGATATATCGATGGGCATGAGATTAAACCTAATTGTACCCTATAAGGGCGAAGGTGTAGATTCTAGCTATATGGAGAACATTATATCTGAACTAAGAGATGTCACTCTTGAGGCAAAAATTGATAAGGATTATATTCAAGACAAAACTTTCTTATTGACTGATGGTGATTCTGCAACTGCTACAAATTGGCTTTGCCTGCCAATTGAATTTGAAGAATACGATCTCAGAGATTACTGGGAGCAGGTGCATGAGAAAATGCACCCACCGGGATCCCCACCAACCTTTGGTGTTTCTGCGCCGCACTTTACGTTTAGCGATTCCGCAAAAGCGCCATTCGAAGAAAACCCATGGAGCTTGATAATGTCTAAAATTTCAGAACTTGGATTGGCCGCCAATCAGGTTCAATACAATTACACCCGCGGCTCCGCTATGGACACCCACGCCAACTTATATAACAATTTGTTTTGCCCTCTTTCTATGGATGAGTCACTAATGGCCGATGGTTTAAAGCCTCAACAATATTATATGGATGCTTCGACAAAAGACGACCCTGTGCGACCCACCTTGTGGGCGACTTGCAAACTTTTAAACACAATGTTGGCCCCACATAGCCGCCTAGAAGCAAATCCAGAAACAAAGCCTAATCCAATGCGCGAAGAAATTATTTACAAAATGCAAAACAAGTTGATGGATAATCTAAAAAATTCTGATTTGCTTAACGAAGTGCTGCCGATCAAACAAACATCATTTACAACAGCCATGATATATCGATATGGAATGCTTGCTTCATACCCTGAGCTTGAAAATTTATTTAGCTCCACCAAGGGCTTTGTCGGCTCTTTTATTGTTGAGTCTTTAAAGGCTATTGAGGACGATTACTCATACGTGACACCAGAGCCGGAAACACAAGAGGAAAAGCTGAGCATATCGTCACCAGCACCAAATGAAATAGCCAAGATGTTCTTCGAGTTAGTTATTCAGGCAGCAGCCAACACAATAGACCCAACATGGAAAACACCATGGTTCTTTCCTGGCCCACTCACCCCTGTGGGCATCATAGCAAAGCTTATGGCACAAGAGCCAGATAAAGATAAAGAGAGCTTGCCAGCCCCAGAAGGTGAGTGCGAGGATAAAACTCCAGAAAACAACTAACATGAGGATTTAAAATGTATAAATATTTTATAAACAAAATATCTTTAAAATCTATTTATTTGGAGGAGATTAAATAAATGGGAGTCGGCTATTCTCCAAAATTACCACTGCTTTATGACCCTACCGATGGATATTATAAGTTAAATAAAACCATTGGAGAAGTTGCTAGGCAGAATATCAAAATGGTGGTCCTAACATCGCCAGGAGAAAGGATTATGGATCCGGAATTCGGTGTTGGAGCAAGAAATTACCTTTTTGAATCGGAGGTTGTAACTCACACATCTCTAAGAAGCAAAATCATGGAGCAAGTAAAAAAGTATGTTCCATTTGTTAAAATCATAGGAATATCGATGACTAATATTGATGCCGCACCAGGAGAAACCGCACCAACAAACTCTATAGGCGTTGAAATTGTATATACAATACCAAGCGTGGGATTTGATGACACTTTAGCTATTACTTTTAAAGCTTAAGTGTCTAATTATGAAAAGGATTTATTAAAAACATGGCACCGAAAAAACCAGCAATAAACTACACAAATAGAGACTTCACCTCGATTCGAAACGAGCTTGAGTCCTACGTTAAGCGATACTATCCCGACAATTACAGGGACTTCACTGATGCCTCTTTTGGCTCTATGATGTTAGATACAGTTGCCTATGTTGGGGATATGCTCTCTTTTTATACAGATTATCAAGCAAATGAGTCTTTTTTAGATACTGCAATTGAATTTGACAATGTAATTAAGTTAAGTCGGCAGATGGGATACAAGTACAAGCCCTACCCTTCCTCTTTCGGTATGTGCAACTTCTATATTACTGTGCCGGCCGAAGCAGCATCTCAGGCTCCTGATGAAAGGTACATGCCCGTCTTAAAAAAAGGGTCGACTTTTATTTCTACAAATGATACCATATTTTCTTTGTTGGAAGATATAGACTTTTCTTTATCTGAAAACCCAGTTGTGGTGGCCGATCAGGATGCAACCACTGGCAACCCCTTATCGTATGCAATTAGGGCCGCCGGCCAAATCATGTCGGGAGAGTTAGCAGTTCAAGAAGTACAAATCGGAGAATACACTCCATTTCAAAGAGTTACTCTTCTTGGTGAAAATATAAGTGAAATAGTTTCAGTTTTTGATGATAATGGAAATCAATATTTTGAAGTTGATTATCTAAGCCAAGATGTACTTTTTGTACCAGTTATAAATAGAAATTCCGACCACAGTACAGTGCCTTTTATTTTGAAGCCTGTTTCTGTCTCTAGGCGCTTCCGAGTGGACACAACACCAGATGGCTTGTTTTTGCAATTTGGCCAAGGTAGCGAAGAGACTCCGGTAGAGGTTAAAGATCCCTCAGAAGTGGTGTTGGAGTTGCATGGGAAAAATTATGTCACAGACACATCTTTCGACCCTTCAATATTGAACAAAACAGACAAGCTGGGAGTTTCTCCGTCAAACACTACGTTAACTATAATATACAGAATTAATACAAATGAAAACGTCAACACTGGAGCACAGACAGTGACAAGAATTGGTACTGCTGATTTTTCTTTTCCAGCCGAGCAACAAGGGCTTCTGAGCGAGGCTATAATTTCAGAGGTACAAGGAAGTTTGGCCGTCTTAAACGAAGAGCCGATCACTGGTGACGTAAGCCTGATCAGTGTTGAGGAAATAAAAGAGAGGGCCATGTCTAACTTTGCCTCGCAAAACAGAGCTGTCACAAAGCAAGATTATATTGCACTTGCTTATAACATGCCGGCAAAATATGGCAAAATTAAAAGAGCGGCCCTGGAGCTAGACTCAGATTCATATAATCAGCGAAATATAAATTATTATGTTTTAGCTGAAGATTCTGATGGGGATTTGACAAATGCGAACACTACTCTTAAAAATAACTTAAAAACTTGGATAAATCAATATAAAATGGTCAACGACACAATTGATATTTTAGATGCAAATATTTGTAATGTTGGGATAGAATTTAAAATTGTCCCTTTCCCTGGTACAAACAAGTATGATATTTTGGTCGAGGCCAACCAAACATTAAGAAACGCATTCAGAAAGACATTTTATATCGGAGAACCAATCATTATCACTGACATATATCAAATATTAAAATCTATACCTGATTTAATGGACGTTGTTGATGTAAAAATGAAAGTTATGACTGGTGATGGATACGCTGATGCTCCAATATCTATAGAGGAAGCACTCTCCCCCGATGGTAGATTTTTATTTCCACCCACAGATACTATTTTTGAAATAAAATATCCAGATCTAGATATTGGAGGCACCGTACAATAATGGCTATTAAAAGATACATCGCAGATGCAGACAATACAATCACCAACGCATACAAGGCTAATTTAACCACCAGGGGTGTTAGCGGAAATATGGGGCAATCTGACATATTGGAGACATTTTCAATATACGGCCAAGCTTCATCCTCTTCGGCTGAAAAGGCCAGAACGTTAATTAAGTTTCCTGTGGTTGGAAATGCAGTTGATTATATATCCTACGACAGAACTCAGGGCGATATACCGGCCTCTGGTAGTGTGTCATTTTATTTGAGAATGTATAATGCAAGACACTCCCAAACAACACCAAAAGACTTCAATTTAGTTGTATCTGCAATATCTCAATCCTGGCAAGAAGGCAATGGGTTGGATATGGAAAATTATTCTGATGAGGAGCCATCTAATTGGCTTTATCGGAATGACACTAAAATTTCAAACATCTTAACAGCCTCTTTTGCATCTAACACAAAAGGCGATTATGGTGGAAAATATATAAGCCTTTACGATGCAAGCAGCAATAGGTATAATTTTTGGTTCAAGTCTGCAGCAGAAACGGCGCCCAACCTAGATGGGACTGAAGTTGAAGTAGACATCTCGGCAGGCGCCGCAGCCTCTGATTACGCTGAGACATTTAAAAATGTTGTAGGCGCCCAGTCAGCGTTTACCGCAGTCCGTAGCGTTGCAGCTGTCGGCGTTGCAAATGTCACAGCAGGGGCCATAACAGCCCCAACTGGAAATGCAAAATTTATTGGCCTCTCAACGACCACTGTTGGTGCCGATTACACATCTTGGGTCACCCAAGGTGGAGACTATTACACGGATACTTCCTCCTCGTTTACTGCGTCTTTTAGCACTGGATTTGAAGATCTAGAAATGGATATTACTGAATTAGTAGAGCAGTGGGTCAATAGCGCTGGAAATGTATTAGGCAGCAAATCTAATTATGGTGTAGGCGTAAAGTTGTCTTCCGCGGAAGAGTCCCAAGAGACATCCTATTACATTAAAAAGTTTTTTGCAAGGGGTTCTGAAAATTTCTTTTATAGGCCGGCGATAGAAGCAAGGTGGGATTCTTCGACAAAAGATGATAGGGGTAATTTTTATTACAGCAGTTCTCTGGCTCCTGTGGCAGATAACTTAAACACCATTTATCTTTATAATTATGTGCGCGGGCAACTAAAAAACATACCCAGCATTGGTAATGGTGCTATTTTGGTAAGTTTATATTCCGGCTCATCAGATAATACAGCCCCTTCGGGCTCAAAATTGGCCCTCTCCAAGCTTCCGGGCGGCGGGGTCGTCACAAATGGCGATTTTAACGTAACGGGAGGGTACGTCTCTACGGGAATATATTCTGCATCTTTTGCTTTCACTGGTTCTACTAGTTTAAATAAAGTATATGATGTGTGGCATTTTGGTTCTTCTGAATATTTCACCGGATCGATTGAGCCCAAAAGTTTAACTCAACTTTGGCCTGGCCAGGCGACCAACCCGAATCAACAATTTGTAAGCACAATTACTAATCTAAAACCTTCATATTCAAGTCAAAATAAAGCGGCAAGATTCCGACTATACACGAGAAAAAAAGATTGGAGCCCAACTATTTATACGGTATCGTCAAACAAAGCTCCAATTGATTTAGTTGAGGATTCGTATTACAAAATTTACAGAATAAATGATAATTTAGATGTAATAAGTTACGGCACAGGTAGTGATAATCAAACTAGACTGTCGTTTGATGCAAGTGGGAGTTATTTTGACTTAGATATGTCGCTACTAGAGCCAGACAACGTTTACGGGATAAAATTTGTATATTACTTAAATTCACAATATATTGAGCAGCCGGAAGAATTTAAATTTAAAGTAGAATAAAGAGTAGAATAGAATGCCGATCGATTACAAAAAACTTTATGAAAGTCATGATATAATTTTAACGAATGCCAACCCAGATTCCCTTGTTAAAGACGGGACTCTGGAATCTGTTGATTACTTAAAAAATTATTTTGTACAGCGGGAACGCTTTAAGCCCCCTGTGGACTTTTCTGATCTTAAAAACTTTGCTAGGTTTGGCTCTGCAAAGAAGTATTACGTCGATGCATTTGATAGAATTTATGACACCTACCCATATGACGGCTCCTTAAAAGAAAGAGTTCAGTGGGAGTTAAGCTCTTCGTTTTTTGATATGTATGTGTTCGAAGAGGTATATCCTCGAACTAACGGATATGTTATTATCTCTCCAAGATCGTGGGGGACACAAGTCGACTATGAAAATGGCTATGGCGCAACAGCAACAGCCTCTTATGAGTATATCTTTGTAAAGGGCGGCCCTCACACATCCAAACGCTCAAAAGATAAAGATATTCAAGACGTTTCTGGCGACTATAAAAGCGGCTATGCTAATGTGTGGGAACCATCAAAAAACCGTGAATGTAATCTAAAAATTGGCGGCATTGATGGAAACACGGTTGAATTCTGGATGAAAAAGTCTACTTTTGCAACAGCCAAAACAGGTAAAGAAGTTATCTTCGACGCCAGCACGTCAGATTTTATATCCTCAAACCCTAGTTATGGCCGTTTAACAATTGAGATGACTGGTACAACGGCTGCATCTCCATTTAGGGTCACCTACATGTCTGGAGCCACAGGGGTTGCGTGGGCAACTATTGGCTCTTCGGTCACAACATCTTCAGTTGCAGATAATAAATGGCACCACTATGCCTTTGTAATGAAAAACACTGGAAGCCAGATAGAAGTAAATTTCTATGTTGATGGCAAGTGTGATCAAACAGTTTTAACCGGATCGTCTGTTGGATATGTTAGTGGTAACATCAATGCAACAATCGGATCTCTTTATACTGCACCTCTAGGAACAACTCAGCCCACAAAAGGCTGGGGTAAGCTCTCTGGCTCCCTAGATGAGTTTAGATTTTGGAAAGATAAGAGAAGTTCTGCAGAAGTGGTTAGATATATGATTGAGCCAGTCGGCGGCGGCACAAATACTGATGACGCAAATACCGCTCTGGGAGTATATTACAAATTTAACGAAGGGATAACTCAAACTTCTTCGGTAGATAGAAATATTCTAGATTACTCAGGGCGAATTAGTAATGGCGTCTTTGTTGGGTACAGTTCAAACTCGCGAAATGTTGGATCTGCAATGGTCTCATCCAGTCTTGTTTCTAGAGAATTTAAAGACCCTATCTTATACCCTTTCCACCCCACAGTTCAATCAACGTTAAGGGACAAAAAAGAAGAAGGGCAGATACACGACTTTGCAAACAATGCATCCATCTACCATTCTCTGCCGGCCTGGATTACAGAAGAAGATGAAGATAAGGAGACATCGCCCCTTAAGAATCTCACTCAGGTTGTTGGTTCTTATTTTGACTCTCTGGCAGAGCAAATCAACACACTGCCTACATTAAAATATAAATCACACGCCGGCTTCCAACACAAGCCCGCCCCATTTAATGACAGGCTTTTGCAGTCTATCGGATTTCAATATTTCCCTGAGCTGTTTTCCGATGCTACTGAGTTGGAATATTACCAAAGCCGAAATGATCGAACCCTATTTGAACAAAAGCTTTACGATGTTAAAAATAAGATCTACAATAACATCTACAACAACATCATCTATATCAACAAAACAAAAGGTACAGAAAAGTCTTTTAGGAACATGCTTCATTGTTTTGGGGTGGGTGATGAGATTTATAGAATAAACACGTATGGCAATAGAGTAACTTACGAATTAAAAGACAATTACCAATCAATTGCAGAATACAAAAAGTATGTAAATTTTGGACTTACTGGGAGTGCAGAAGGTACTGTCTTTGCCCACTCCTCAAGTGCAAATTCTAACTCAAAAGCTATAATATCAGGCACTTATGGGCTAACTGATTATCTGGGCTTTACAATGGAGTCCGAAGTTCACTTTCCAATACGTTTTTCAATAGCCGACACAAACACAGTTGCAACAACCGATGAGGGCCCAAGCCGTCAGTTTAGGTCATATATTCCCTATACCACGGCTTCTCTATTTGGGATGCACCAAGTCAGGGATGCCGCTACTGGGAATAATTTAACATGGGCATCGACAGACACTGCCAACTTCCAAGTTTTTGCAATTAGGGCTTCTGACTATTCACAAAGAGCAAGGTTTCTTTTAACTGGTACCGCCGGCTCCGCTATTGGCGCTCTTAATCTTTCAAGTAGTTACTTTGATAATGTCTTTGATGACACACGGTGGACATTCTCTGTTTCAGTTAGGCCAACCCCGACTGTAAACGCTAATTTGCCAGACGGCTCGTCGGGGTCGGTAAATACTAATGGTTATCTGGTTGAGTTCTATGGTGTTGAGAAGATTGCAGATTATGTAAAAAATGAATTTTACCACACTGGAACAATTAGTGCTGACAATGGGAGCCTGTTCCTAAATAAGCCGAAAGCGCCTTACATTGGCGCACATCGCACTAACTTTTCTGGCTCGCTTTTGCAAAAAGCGGATGGAAACATCTCCTCAACAAGAGTTTGGTTTAAACATTTGCCCACAGGCACTATTCAACAGCACACTCAGGATGTAAAAAATTATGGTACTGAGCACCCCTTCAGGAGCACGTATTTATACCCTACGGCTCTAACGGGCACTAAAATACCAGAAATCGACACGATGGTGCTCAATTGGACATTTGATACTGTAACCGGTTCTGATTCAAGTGGTCAGTTCATTGGCGAAGATTATTCTTCAGGTTCAGTTCAAAAGGTATCTAAATATGGGCCGTTTGGTCAGATTGTGGGTAAACAATATTTGCCAAAAGGTTTTGGATTCTTAGCTAGCTCAACCCTGCCGATAAATAAAAAATACGTCAACTCAGGGAAGAAACAACTTCCAGAGACGATTACTAGTGCAGATATGGTCAATATCTTAACTGACGATGACGAGTTCTTTAATAAAGGCGAGATAGCACGTCCAACAAATTATTATACATCTATTGAAAAGAGTATGTATCAGACCATTTCGGATGAGATGATAAAGATGTTTTCCACGGTCAAAGACTTTAATAATCTTGTTGGAGAGCCTGTCAACAAATATCGCGATGATTATAAAAACATGGCGAAGCTGCGACAAATGTTTTATGAACGAGTTGGTAACACTCCCGACTTGGATAAGTATGTTGACTTCTATAAATGGATAGATCTTACACTAGATTCCCTTTTGGGATATTTGATACCAATGTCTTCCGATATGACAGATCAGTACGGGTCGAATATTCGAACCATGGTAGAAAACACAGTACTGCAAAGAAATAAATATAGATGGAAATATCCAACCTTAGAAGACAAGACTCCAACAATTGAAGGCAATCTTACGGGGATCAATGAACTTCTTTATGATTGGGAGCACGGCCATGCCCCGCTTGGCGGCCCCTGGTCGAAAGAGTCGCTTTTGTTTGTTAGTGGTTCTGGTAACGCGCTAACTGTTGCAGATACAGATACTTTATCTTTTGGGGATGGCACAGACGATGTTGCATTTTCCATTGGCTTTTGGATAAAGTGGGCTTCAACGCCGTCCGCTGATGAAAATTTCTTCACAAAGGGCAATGCGTTACCCAATCCAATGGAATACGATATTTACTTTAGAAAATCTGCAAACCGACTAAGGGTCCAACTCTACGACGGCGCCTCAACAAAATACGAATATGCGGAGTTTTCTTTCAATCCAGCGTCTTATATCGGTAATTGGACGCACGTCGCGATAACATATAGTGGCGTGGGCGGAACCAGCGCAAGAAATGGAATTAAACTTTATGTTAATGGCTCAGTGGTTGCAGCTGCGGCAACTCTTGGTTTGGGGTCATATGTCGCAATGGAAAATACAACTGGCCTATTCAGGATCGCCAGCGCCCAGCAAAGTTCAGCTACCAGTACTGCAAATACTTTTAATGGAAACATGGATGAGGTGGTTGTTTATCGTTCTCTAGAATTATCAGCCGCACAGGTCACCGCGCTATATAATTCAGGCTGCCCCAACGACGCCTTGAAATTAAACACAGCCACATCTCTTGTTGGATATTGGAAGATGGGAGATGGAGATACTGTTGCTGCTGGGGGGATCAAAGACTCATCTGGGAACGGCAACAATGCAACACCAAGAAAAGCTGGCGGATCTGATCTGACAATTGACGTCGATGCCCCTGGAAATGGCAATTGTAGATTAGTGCAAAGCACTGCAGACAACTGTTTATGGTGGGATCAGCGCGCTGAAAAATCAAACGCTGCCTTGAGTTCTAGTGTGGAGGGGGTCAATGTAGATAAACAATCTATATTAGACTCAATAGTAAATGACACAAATACACCAGCGCCAACTTTAGGCGCTACCGGCTCAGGCGGCATAACAACATATGCCGGCTCAACTTATGCACTCAGGCGCCTAGCACCGCCTTTGAGACTTGAAGTTGATGAGTCTCCACTAGTTAAGGGCGGCGTAAATGAGTTTGTAAACAAACAAACAGATCTGCTTACGTTCATAAAACAAAGCACAAGCGGCAGCTACATGGTTGTTCCAAGCTCTTCTGTGCTGCCTTTTGAGGAGTGTAATGACGATCTTGCTCTTAACAATGGCAAAAGAAAGCAATCTTTTAATTCAAGTGTTAATAATTTTAAGCTAAGCACTGCAGAAAATTCTTATTTCACTTCTAAGGGAGATCTATATGCCTTCTTTGATATTTACAGCGCATCTATCTCAGGCGGCTACCATGACGACTTGGCCACTAATTTTATGCAAGGTGTCGACTTAACCAACCTTCATGAAGACACTTATGGGCCAATGTATGGCCGTCCAGTACAGGGTCCTTTCACTGAGAAGTTTGTTGGAGGAAAAGTATACAGGCACATTAATAGCAACTTGAGACCACATAACACCACTCCAGACAATGTTACAAATCGAATAGAGGGTTGGAGAATCATGCTTTCCGCTAGTAGCATATATGCCTTTGGTTCGGGATATGGCAATAACATGGCGCCCAACCCCAATCTTGAAAAAGGCAGTATGTTTAGGAGTGTGATGGCAAAACGCCCAGTAAATATTGAAAATATAAAGATGTTTACTGGTTCTGCAACAAACATCCCAGGAAGGCCAGATCAAGTACTTAATGCCACAAACATAGGAAATTATTCACATAATTATGATTTGATCATGACAAATGGTCGATCTATCAATAACAGATATTTGGCAGAGGCTGGAGCGCTGCCTTCAACCTATGTTCCTTCGACTTTTGTTACGGGAGTTATTGACTTTGCGATGCCAAGGCGAGATTTAACAGGAAGCTCAGATTCTATTATTGTGAATCGCTTCTCGTCGCCTGGCTCCCCAGCAACCATGGGCCAGGGAATGCTTGATCTTGCAGCTGGAGAGTATAGTGTTTACAATTCTCTGCCATGGAGAAATTTAAATGTCCGCCGCCCATTGAATGAGTGGTCCACAGATCACACCAACCAGTTTGGATTCTTTAGCGATAATCAGACAGTGGC